GATGAGGCACATAACAGCGTTCAGCGTCACTTTTTCCCTGCTACTGAGCACTTTGCTGCTAACGCAAAGCGTTGCTACTTCTTCACTGCCACCAGGAAAACATCACTCACTTCATCTAAACCTGGAATGAACGATGTTGATGTCTATGGCAACATCATCTGTCGCGTTTCTGCTCCAGAACTTGTTGATGGTGGATACATCATTGCTCCTAAAATTGTAGCAAAGAAGTTTGATGTGCTTGCTCCAAAGCAGGTAACTGCCGAGTGTGATAGTGACAATCTAACCGAAACTCTTGATGACATTGATTGTAAGAAAATCTTGGTCTGTGTTAAGTCTGCCAAGCAACTTATCAACCTGATGTTGCATACTGACTGTGCTGCTCAACTACATCAGCGTGGTTACTCTTATCTTTATATCACCTCAAAAACTGGAGCGATTATTGATGGTAAGAAGGTGAATCGTGAGGTATTTTTTGACACTCTCAACGCTTGGGGTCGTGACCCTAACAAGAAGTTTGTTTGTCTCCATCGCTCTATCCTGAGCGAGGGAATTAACGTCAGCGAATTAGAGGCAGTCGTTTTTCTTCGCAATATGGATGTGATTGAGATGACACAAACTATCGGTCGTGTTCTTCGCCTTGGTGGCAAAGAAAAGGTCTGGGGTCTATGTGTGGTGCCTGTCTATTCTAAGGTTGGAGTATCCACAGAGCGAGCACTTCAGCGAGTTGTTGATGCTGTGTTTGAGAAAGGTGAGATGCTTGATAGCGTGGTGCGGCGATGATTGATTTTGATACTTTTGAACTCGATCGTTTATCCAAACTCTTGTATAGTCTTAAAGACTATACTAAAAACAATTTGCGCTTTCCTAAAGCAGGAGAACTTGTGGAGATTGCCTATGATGTTTATAGTAACGGACAACTTAAACGTGTCAATCTTCCTGGTGTAGATTTAGTTGGAACTGACGGTCATACTTACGAATCAAAAGTGATTCAATTCAAGAATGTATCTCAAGCAGCAGTAAGAGGTGTGATCCTCAAAAATAGTCGTGCTAGTAGTTCTGTGAATGAAAAACTTGCAGATTTCTTTATCTTCTCCGACATCAAACTTGGTAAGGCGTGTTGTGTACCATCTAATCTAATCTACAATACAAAGTTTACTGGAGCAGTTCTTACTGGTCATTGCAATCCAGAATCAAATCACTTCTTCCTTCATGGTTATGATAATCAATGTGGTAAGAATTATTTTGATGAAGCAGAACAATTTGATTATGCTTATGTGAGGAGTTTTTAAGATAATGGAAGGATTTATTGTGGGCAAAGGTAACTACGCTGCCATACCTTATGGTAATCAACTGATGGTAATTCACAACGGACAGCAACTCAAAGTGTGTAGGACCGAAGCATCAGCTAGGAAGTTCATTGATGATCATAAAAAGGGTAAATCAGTGGCAAAACTCCCCATCAATTAAAGTTACTCACCTCCAAAGTGGACCTATAGTGTAAGACGCATCTAATCTATGCCTCGCGCTCGCAAGCAAACTGCAAATGTTGAAGTTGTTGTTGCTCCCGAAGTGAAAGTTCCTGAGGTTCTCATCACTCGCCAGCAATACATTCAAGACATTAAAGTTCGCTGGCAGATTCATCAGTACGAAGTGAACAAACTTCGTGAAGATGTGAGCAAAGTTACTGAAACTGTTGCTCCTTATGTGAAAAATGCACTTGATTTTCTAACTGAAAAGTACCAGGAAATCAGTGCCAAGTATGCCACTAACTGAAGTGGTACATGAGGACTTGATAAGTCCTCTTTTTTGTAAGATTCTAAACCAATGACACCAGAACAAAAGTTTCAACAACTCTTTGAGGAAATGTATCAACTTTGTGAAGAGCAAGGTTGGGGAGATCCTTTCAGTTATGCTCGTTCCCGTGAGATTCACCTTGCTGGTATTCTTGGACATAAAGTAGCAGAAACCTATTCGGGTGCTGATGCTGTTGATGAAGATGGTGAATGTGAGTATAAATCAACCATTGCCAATTCTATCAATGGGACTTATAATGGTATCAGTGTCCAAGATACCTGGGAAGAGCAAGAGCGTTATCTGATTGAGGAGAAACTTGGTAAGTATTCTAATCACTACATTGCCCGCTATGATGGTGGCAAAGTTGTAGAAGTTTGGAAACTGACTGGCAACGATGTTCTGATGGTTCTTCTTCCCAAACTCAAGAAAGATTGGGAGCGTAAGATTCACGGTAAGCATAAAGATCCTCGTCTTTCTGGCAATCTAACTAAGAAAGAAATCCAACAATTTGGGACTCGTATTGTATGACGATTGACACTTAAAATTGTTCTATGTGCTTGCTGTCATCGCAAACTTCACAAAGGAGATTTACAAATAAATGATTGATTCTAAAAAAGTGATGTTTACATCTGGTGGTGGGGATGAAGCATATACTCCTTCATACGGTGTTACCCCCATTCTAAAATACATCCCCAAAGATGCAATCGTCTGGTGCCCATTTGATACTCCAAATAGTGAGTTTGTCAAGCAAATTGGTGAACAAAATCATGTTGTCTATTCGCATATTGCTTATGGGCAAGACTTTCTCACATTTGAACCACGCCAATGGGATGTGATTGTATCCAATCCACCATTCACGAACAAGCGCAAGTTCTTTGAGCGAGCACTATCATTTGGCAAACCATTTGCTCTCATTATGACTAACACTTGGTTGAATGATAGTGCTCCGAAGCAGTTGTTTAAGGACAAGGATCTACAACTGTTGATGTTTGATAAGCGTATGAAGTTCAGCAGTCCTGATGGTCGTCCAAACGACAAGATTACGTTCAGTAGCAGTTACTATTGCTGGAACTTTCTACCGAAGCAAATTATTATGGAAGAACTTGACATTCCAAAGAGTACATCAGAAGCAAGACTTCCGCTAGATTAAAGTTACTCACCTCCAAAGTGGACCTATAGTATGAGCACTAAACAAATGCAGAACAAACATCTTGAGCATCCTGAAGATGAGATTTTGACTGGCAATTTGACTGTGCTGGATTGGTTTGTAACTGCTGGAAATCTGTCTGTCAAGATTGATGGAAGTCCTAGTCTAGTTTGGGGCACCAATCCTGCGACTGATAATTTCTTTGTAGGCACTAAAAGTGTCTTCAATAAAGTTAAAATCAAAATCAACGAATCGCATCAGGATATTGATGCTAACCACGAAGGAAATGTAGCAAACATTCTTCACGCTTGCTTTGATTATCTGCCTCGCATCAATGGTATCATTCAAGCGGACTTTATCGGGTTTGGTGGTAGCGATGAATACAAACCCAATACTATCACCTACAAGTTTTCTGATGTAGTCACTGAAGAGATCATTCTTGCTCCCCATACTGTCTACATTGCAGAGAATGATCTGCGTGATGCTGTAGCATATCCGATGAACTTTATCATCACCGATACACCTTACTGCAAGTTTGTGAAACCTGATGCTTATATTCAACACGGACAAGAATCGTTCGCTGATGTAGAAGAAATCTGTGCTTTTGCGCGTCAAATGTCTACAATGTGTGAGTTTGTTTCTAACAAGGAAGCAGCAAAGATTACCAAGAAACTGAATGATTTTATTCGTGCAGGTGAGCAGATTAGTGTAGAGAATGTAAATGTCTTTGATTGTGATCCTAACCTAATTCGTTTGTGGTTGTTGGTGAAGTCTATCAAAGATGATTGTTTGTTCCTCTGCCGCAATGATGGTCCTGCAGCATACATCAACGGCAATCGTATTGATTCTGAAGGTTATGTGATGACCAATAAGTTTGGGATGTTCAAGTTGGTCAATCGTGAATGTTTCTCACGAGCGAACTTTAACCTTGCCAAGAATTGGGCTTGATTAAAGTTACTCACCTCTAAAGTGGACCTATAGTATGAGCACAACAACTTTCGCTGAATACGCTGCCCAACAGGAGGCACGCCAGAACATTGCCCTCGCAGTGTTAGGTCACACTTACGCATTGTGTGAAGCATTGCGTCAGAACTACATCGACTATTCTATTCGCAGTCATCAAAAGTTTGTTGATGATGCTGATACTCACAACTATCACAAAGCACAGATTGCTCTACTTATGTCGGGTATTTCTGACTACAATTTCTATCCCGAGACTGGTAAAAAGTATCACAAGATTGTGATGGATGCAAACGGTTCTCGCTCCGTTCATGCTTTTGTGGATAAAAAGACTGGTGAAGTGTATAAGTCTGCATCTTGGAAGTCTCCTGCCAAAGGTGTACGTTATGACCTCCGATTGATTGAGCAACGTGAATGGTTGCTGCAACATGCTGATTGGGCGGGTGGTTATTTGTATCGTCGCTGATGTATCTTCAAACACAACAATTTCCTCAAATGATTAACTATTCTCAAGAACTTCAAGACCTGACAGTAACACGTTCCCTGCGTCTGTTGCGTGATGGTTTCAAGAGCGATTTTGCCACCTTTGCATATGCTGATGAGAGAATGACTACACTTTTAGCAGAACTTGCAAGCGAGTTCGTTGATGCAAACATTCCTGTAGTTGATGAAGACAACCAGGTGGAACTTGCGATGATGCTGATTGAAACCCTGGACATTATCGCACGATGACTTACTCTAATCTCTCAAAGATTCGTCCCAAACTCAGAACAACTGGGCGTGTGTCTGGTAACTTTGGACGCAACAAAGTTTCTGCTGGTTCATCACTCAACGACATCGGTGGTGATGGTAACATAGGTGCAACACAAGATGATTACCTAAACCGATTGTATTATGCTTTTGATAACACTACCGACCCTAAACTTCGTCAGTTCATTTATTCGGAAATCCGCAAAATCCACGTCCAAAGAGGTACTTGGTGATGGCAACTTGGAGAGCAAAATGTTGGTTAGGTTCTGCTTCAGGGTATCAAGATCTTGAAGTTCAAGCAAACACTCTAAATGGTGCAAAGGAGCAACTTCAGAGAGTTTATGGTGCAGAACAGATTTGTAACCTTCGTGAAGTAAGATCGTCAAGTTCATCGTCAAGTTCTGGTGATGAATTGAGCGGATACTTATTTCTTGCCCTCATTTTGTTTGGTATTTGGGTGATTGTAGAATACTGGTGGATTGTTGTACCAGTTTCTGCATTTAGTTTGGCATGTTGGCTATATTATCGTTTTAGGAATTAAAGTTACTCACCTCCAAAGTGGACCTATAGTATGAGCACTTCCCAAATGGATCAAGTCTTTCACTATTCTACTAACTGGAAAGAAGGCAAAGTCTGCCAAATGTTCATTCAGCAAGTGACACCTGAATGGCAAGAATGTGGTCATCAGTATGTTGCTATTGCTCTCAATCCCGAGACCAATAAAAGTATGGTGATGAGCAAACCGCGCTCCCATTATGATACTCTCCAGTGGGTTCGTAAGTTCTGTGGTTCATTCTCTCTTCTGTACTGATTATGATGGCAACTGGCATCTTTTTCCTGCTCGGTTATATTATGGGAGCAGGACACATTCTTCTCACTCAATACCTTAATCGCAAATATGACTAACATTTTTCGCTTCACAACCTTCAAGGAAGCAGTTAATCACTTGATGGATCATTGCAACCTGACTAATCAGGAAGCAACACATTTTATCTGGGATAATCAATTCGCTATTGGCACAGATCGTGCAATTTGGTTATCAATTCCTGTTGATTTTGGTTGCTGATTGATTATGAAATACATTGTTGAACTATACGTTGGTGGCAAAGTCTTCAAGGAAGAAGTACAAGCAACCAACCCAAAAGATGCCCGTGAGACTGCACTGGCACGCAATCCTAAGGCAAAGGTTGTTGGTGTCAATGTAAGTTTCAAATAATTAAAGTTACTCACCTCCAAAGTGGACCTATGGTATGAGCAACACTTTCACCGTCCGATTCTGGTCTGAGCATCTGGAATCCCCCGAGTATATTGGTCCTTTCTACTCTGAAGATGAGGCACAAGACTATTGCGATGCTCGCAACGGTTCACTATCACTAAGCGGGATTCCTTCCTGGGTTGCAAACTATTCCATCGTTGACTGATGATGACAAAAACCACTCTCACTTTTGAAGAGATTGATGCACTTCTCAAGTTCATCGAGTTTCATACTGATTCACTTGTTGATGAAGATTCTATAGATGAACTGAATGAAATTGTAGGGTGTGATGTTGATGCACTCTACACTAAACTTTCTGAAATGCAGGATGAAGTCTGATTATGCAATTCCAAGTTACTGAAATTGAGTTTGATTTTGATGATGAAGACATTCACATCGACGAATACAATCGGTTGATGGATGAAACTATCGGTCAAATCTGGGAAGCAGATGATGAAGATGACCTCGTAGAAGAAATCACCTGTGCATCAGGTTGGTGTATCAAATCCATTGATTATCGCCACGTTCTGAAATGATTTCCCTTCCTAATCCTCACAACAAAATGACACTCTCAAACGATCAAATCTCCGAACTGATTCAAGCATACGCTGAACGAATTGTTGATAACATGGATATGCGCGATTTGTGTGCATTTGCCATTGACACGATTTGTGACAACATGAGCGACTATAATGAGAGAGAATTGATGGAAGAATTGTCGCACTATTATGATGATGATGAACTCAACGAACTGGTCGAATCTGTCAAGGATTAAAGTTACTCACCTCCAAAGTGGACCTATAGTATGACCAACACTCAAATCGACTTCAACTCTGAGATTGCACCTGATCTGCGTGACTTTCTCTGCAACAACTACACTGATCTGAATGATACTGTAGATTGGGTTTGCTATACTTTTGACCTTGATGCAACTGATGAATTGATTGATCAGATTGCAGATGAGTTTAATGCTTTCTTCGGTAACTGATTCACACAAATTGTTTTCCCACTAATTAACAAACAAATGACAAACTACAATCCCTACGTTCAGAATCTCATTGAGATGGGTTATGATGAACAAGACTGCCGCAATGTTGCCGCAGTTGGTGATACAAATGTCACCTATCCTCGTACAATTTACGGTCGCACATTTGCCACCGAAAGTGAGTATAAAGAAGCACTTGCTGATTTCATCAATGGACTGTGATCAGATGTTTATACTGAATGATACTGCAAAGAATGATGCTGCTGTGCAGATTGCAATGGCAAACTATGTCGAACAGTTGAAGAAAGAAGAAGAGCGTCGGCGTGCAATTCTGTCTGGAGAATATGTACCTGTTCCTGAAACAGTTTGGAACATTTCTGACCGCGATTGATGGTACGAAGATTAACACTCAAATCCCCATCTAAAGTGAAAACAATTCTACTGATTTTCACCGTTGCGTTTATACTCTCACCAGGAGTTCGTAACATCACTTCAAACACATTGCACACTGTAGCTGACATCATCCAACCTCATGATTGAAACACAATTTTATATTCTTGATGATCAACAATTTGACACCTATAGTCAACTTGCCAATGAAATGGATGTCACAATCGACTATTATTTGAGTGAGTTTTGTGATGTGATTGGACCTGACATCATCACCGATTAAAGTTACTCACCTCCAAAGTGGACCTATAGTGTAAGCACACACGTTTCTCAAATGCGAGTTATTGAACGTCAAATGAATGATGCAATCTCAAAAGAGATTGATTGGAAGAAAGATAACACTGAAGTTGTCAACTACTCCAACTGTTCTGATGTATTTCTGTATGGCAATTTGATTGCCCGAATTGGTGAAACTTGGATTGAATTGTTCGATGGTGGACATCAAACAAACACCACAAAGAGTCGCCTTAATGCTATTCTTGCTGCTCATGGTTGCGACAATGAGTATGTCTTTCAGAAGAAAGGTGAGTGGTTTATTCAATACAATGGAGGACCAATTCCTTTCTTCTCTGGTATGCGTCTGAACTGAAATCTAATGACTTGGTATCTACAAATCCACGACAAAGAAGGTAACGTTCTTCTACTCAATCAATCACTTGGTAGTTACAAAAAGTATTCCAAGTTCGTTGACAACAAAGCACAAAAAGTAGTCGATCAATTCCCTACAGCAAAACGTTGGGAAGTTCGTCCTCAACCTTATACTTCTAAAGTCTTTCTCTAAAAAATGATCACTCTTACAACCGTCAATCTTCCGTTCATTATTAACAAGGAAAAGACCAAAGATGAGAGCGATGAAGGTATGTTCTCTCTCTACTTTTATAGTCGAAAGATTATATACAAGAACAGAGTAAGGTATAAGTTTGAACCCCTAAGATTTGATGGTAAGCAAGCACGTTTCAAGACAAGACGTGCAGCAAAAGAATATGCACGTTACAGATTAGGGATTGATTGATTATAGTCTGAAAGACCCTAAAAAAGGGTCTTTTTTTTATGTTTTTAATTAAAAATCAATTAAAAATGTATTAAAAAAGGTATATACGTTGATTATATCGTTTTCCACAGTTTCCACAGAAAGTGATGTAATTGTGGAAACTGTGTCGTTGTGAGTGTTATAAATGTGCGTTGAGTTGTTATAAATGTGCTTATAAATGTGTCTAGACCTTGTAACTTATGGTCCTTTTAATGTGCTCAAGTCTTGTGATCTTACCTTGCGTGATTATAAGCGATCTCCCGAAATCTGTCAACCCCCCGCTGTCATAAAATCCCCACAATTCCCGCACAAAACTATACGAGGACCACATAAATATCCACCAGGGACTTGACAACAATCCCCAGGCATCTTACAATACCTCTATACACATTCGGAGCGTACTTATGTCAGTTGCTTATAGACAGGCACAGAAGCAGCGTTATAGGATCACTCTGGAACTTGATGTCCTCGGTGATTTCGACCCGCATCAGATTGACTGGGAGAAGTTATTCAAGTTGGAACCTGCAGAGAAGTGTGATGCTTACGTTGAGGACCTAAATGCACCTGACCGTTGGTAAAGTAAGGTATTTTATTTTGTCCCAAAACCCCCCTAGATAATATAGAGTTTTGGGACAAAACTATGAGACCTAAAAATTATACGTTTCTGGGCAAAACTGACAGGATTCGCGTACCTTATGTGAAGCAGTTCAGTATAATCCTACAGCACCTAAATCGCATCGCAGAGTTAGGTCATGATCCTGCAGATTACCTGGATGAGTTTATAGAGAGACTTGAGACAGTAGAGTAACACTAGTGGACTATGTGTCATGGCATTAATGTTAGGATCGTCTAAAGTGTTCTAGTAGTGTAAGGGGCACACAACCGACCCCGAAAGATTCACTAACTAACCACAAATGACTGTTACCTATCAGCGTAACATTCTCTCTACTGAGTATAACGGTTGGGAGAATTATGAGACCTGGAATGTTGCTCTCTGGATCAACAATGAAGAGGGTTTGTATCACCTTGCTATGGAGTGTGGTGATTATGAAACCCTTGTTAATCGTCTCTATGATGATTATGGCGTGACTGAAACTAAGGACGGTGTGAAGTTTGCCGATCCGAAAGTTAACGTGATTCAGATTAACTCTGACGTGTTCGATTTCTGATACATAAGGGAATGAGATGCGCCCTTATATAGACACTCACTCAACACACACTAACTAACAACAAACAACACAAAATGACTAACTCGATTGCACTTTCTCTGCTGGCACAAGGTAACAACGGAGCAGAGATTCTTACCATCCTCGAAAGTATCAGTGAAGAGATGCTAGTTCAGGAGTCTCAGCATAGTGGTGCTGGCACAGATATGATTGAGTTCTGATCACTTAAGGGCACAGGGTTTGACACTCTGTGCCCCTTTATGTTATGATCGTGGATATAGTGGTTCGGCAGTTGATTTGCGCCGATTTGTTATAGCGCGGCGCGGCGTTGTTTTATAAACCGTCCGCCCCCCCCCGTATTAAAAAAGGTCCACTACCCTAACCTACAGAGGTGACAGATCGACCTTTAAATATCTCTCTCATAAAAATTTCCGGAAGTATGATCAGTCTCAAAAACCCCCACAGATATATGCAGAGACGCCCCTATTGGAATTTTTGGAAGGTTGTATTGGCAGGATGGATGATACGTTATCCGCGACCATTTTTTGTATCACTAGGTTTTTGTATTGCTGTGATATATAATGCAGTAACGAAATAAAACTGAAAGAAAAAATTTCCGGAAATTTTTTATGACTCATACAGAAAAAATATATCACATATACGCAAAGGATAAGTGTTTATTTCACTCAATTAAAGAAGATGAATTTGATGCAACTTGGAAGACTCTTAATCAGCTTGTAGGAATTATGCACACTGACTATACATCCGATGATTTGTCTTATGAGGAATTAATTGTCAATAAGAAAACAGCACAAGAGTCTTCATATTGACAAAGCATATATAGACTGTTAAAATTGATCTGAAGTTACTTAAACTTATGGCAAAAGGATTTACTGTAAAAACTGTTGCGCCCAAACCTAAAGAAGGGGAATGGGATATTGATGCAATTAAAGAACGTATGAGAGGAAAGACGATTGTTTTTTGTCTTCCAGGTCGTGGATGTTCTTTTATTTTCTTGAAGAACTTTGTGCAACTTTGTTTTGATCTAGTACAAAACCAGATGGCAATTCAAATATCACAAGATTATTCATCGATGGTAAACTTTGCACGTTGCAAGTGTCTAGGTGCAAATGTTCTACGTGGACCTAAACAAATTCCATGGGATGGAAAACTACAATATGATTATCAACTTTGGATTGATAGTGATATTGTTTTTGATACAAATAAATTCTGGCAACTTTGCGATCTTGCAATTTCAGAAGATGGAACAGAACGTGAGATTACTGCTGGTTGGTATGCCACAGAAGATGGACACACAACTTCTGTTGCACACTGGTTAGAAGAAGATGATTTCCGTAAGAATGGTGGAGTGATGAACCACGAAACTGTGGAATCAATCAGCAAGCGTCGTAAGCCATTTACTGTAGATTACACAGGTTTTGGATGGGTTCTGATTAAAAAGGGAGTATTTGAGAATCTTGAGTATCCTTGGTTTGCACCTAAGATGCAAGTCTTTGAATCTGNNNNATCTGGTGCGATCCTCGTATTAGAGTTGGACATGAAAAAACTCGCATTATCTAATGGAAAAACATTACAATCTTTTGTATAAAGGTCGTAAAATTTATAATGATCTCACTATAGAAGACTGTAGTGAGATCTTACAAGACTTCTCAGAGCGTTTTTACTCGGGAGAAGATATTGATCCTAATGAAATTGAAATGGAGGAAATTTAAATGGCAAAAGGTGGATCGAATAAAGTTCTTTTTGAACCTGGAGCACCAAAGAAAACACGTCAAGGACGTTCTCCTCGTACATTACTCAGTGCAACCTCTCGTAATGGGCGTAAAAAGAAATATCGAGGGCAAGGTAAATAAAAATAATTGAGTGCTTAAATAGAGTTAGGCACTCTTTTTTTATGTTTTCAGAAAAAGAAATTCATGTTTTAAATTGGATCAAAGAAGTATCTAAGGTTAGACCAGAGTTAAATGGTTTTGCAATCTGTCCCTTTGCAGCAAAATCAAAATTTAAGATAGTTGAGTGCTCCGTGGAGGACATTCAACCAATTGATGGGTATCAAGTCATCATTTTTATTGTAGAAGACTATCTAGACCTCGATGCTATCAATTTTTGGGTTAATTTTCATAACTCAAATTACAAAAATTGGAAATTTTTTGAAGATTGTGGTTCATATGATACATTCATTAATGGAATTCAAACAAACAACGGAAAGTATAACTTAATTCTAGCTCAACCAAATGATAAATTGCGTAAATTTCGTGAAAATTTAGCAAAAACATCCTATTATGATCTATGGGATGAAGAATATTTAAAAGAAATCCTAGAAGATGACTATGATTTAGTTGAAACACGGGATAGCAACCCCGTAAAAAGTTCTGATTTAACAGATCAGGAGCAAAAAAATGACCAAACAAGTCGATAAAGACGAAAATTTTATGAGAAATGAGTGGGGAACTCAGTATTTGTCATCCGAGTATGGTTGGGAAGGTCAAATTGAGAAGCAAAAAATGCTTCGTGAGATTGCAAATGACGATTTAACCCCAAAGAAACATGATTTTTTCCATCAAAATGAAATTCATTCAAAAATTCGTAATGATGAAGACTATGATGATTGGGAATATGGCACAGAACCTCTCTATGAGTCTAATAAATAAGATAGAATTATAATATTAAATGCCCCTAGAGCGAGTAAGCCAAGGATTTAAAGATATTAGTATGTCTTTTCAGGTCAATCCCCTGAGCCAAGACCTTATTGCCTTGAAAAATGAATCTGCAATTTCTCGCTCTATTAGAAATATTGTTTATACTTTGCCTGGAGAGAAATTTTTTAATCCAAATTTTGGTTCTGGAGTTTCCAGAGTCATTTTTGAAAATATCGATGATACAAATGCTTTGTTTTTAAAGGACGAGATTGAAAATTCTATACGTAACTTTGAACCAAGAGTTGAGTTACTTAATGTGCAAGTTTCTTCCGACTTTGAAAATAATGGATTTGACGTAACTATACAATATAAAGTTATTGGATCGGAAGTAAATGCTCAGCAATTAGAATTTGTACTGCAACCAAGTAGATAAATGCCACTATTAAACTTTACTGGTCTTGATTTTGACCAGATTAAATCAAGTATTAGAGATTATCTGAAGGCAAACTCTAATTTTACAGATTACGATTTTGAAGGATCTAATCTTTCAACAATTCTTGATGTTTTGGCATATAATACTTATATAACTTCATATAATGCTAATATGGTATCTAATGAAGTTTTTATTGATAGCGCAACTTTAAGAGAAAATGTAGTTGCACTAGCAAGAAATATTGGATATACACCAAGATCTAAAAAAGCAGCAAGAGCGAGCGTTAGTTTCTTTGTAGATACAAATAATATAACTCCAGTACCAGCATCGTTGACTTTAAGAAAAGGAGTTGTTGCATCAACAACAGGATCTTTTGGAAATAATTCATACGTATTCTCAATATTAGATGATATAACAGTTCCGGTCGTCGATAATATAGCATCATTTAACAGTATTTCTGTTTATGAGGGAGTTTTATTAAGTTCTTCTTTCACATATTCTGATAGGACCCCAAATCAAAGATTTATACTTCCAAATTCTGGAATAGATACTGATTTAATATCAGTAATAGTTAAGGATAATTCTCAATCATCAGTATCTACAAAATACAATTTCCAAGATAATCTTTTTGAAGTTTTACCAGATTCCAAGGTTTATTTTCTTCAAGAAATAGAGGATGAAAGATACGAACTTATTTTTGGTGATGGAATATTTGGGCAAAAATTAAAAGATGGAAATATTATTGATGTAAATTATATTTTTACTAATGGTGATAGTGGAAATGGAATAACAAACTTTAGTTTTAGTGGAAGATTGACTTATACTAGAAATGGGGTAGAGTATCCCGTTTCTTCTGGAATATCCTTATTATCTACAGATCTTTCTTCTTCTGGCGGAGAAAATATAGAATCGGTAGATTCCATCAAAAAGTATGCACCAAGGATATACGCATCACAAAACAGAGCTCTTACCGTGAATGATTATGAGACATTAATTCCTAATAGAATATATCCAGAAACAGAATCAATTTCAGTTTTTGGGGGAGAAGATTTGATTCCTCCACAATATGGAAAAGTTTTTATTAGTATTAAACCAAGGTCTGGCGACTTTTTACCAAATTTAATAAAAGACAATATTAAATTAAAGCTTAAAAAATATGCTGTTGCCGGAATAGTTCCGGAAATTTTAGACCTAAAATATCTTTTTATAGAAATAAACTCTAAAGTATATTACAATACAAATTTAGCACCAAGTTCGGAATACGTTTCCAACATAGTACTAACTAATGCGTCGAAGTATTCAGAATCTTCAGAACTTAATAAGTACGGCGCAAGATTTAAGTATAGTAAGTTTTTAAAGATAATAGATGATAGTCATGAATCGATTACATCCAATATAACAACAATATCGATAAGAAGGGATTTGAGATTATCGTTAAATACTTTAGCAGAGTATCAAATTGGTTTTGGTAATAAATTTCATGTGAAAAATTTGAACGGATACAATATCAAATCAACTGCTTTTAGGGTTTCTGGAATTCAACAAGATGTTTACTTGTCAGATATTCCAGATATTGGTGGAAATAACGGATCTATTTTTATTTTTACATTACCATCAGCAAGTTCCCAAAGTCCAACAGTTCTAAGAAGAAACGTTGGTAGAATTGATTATGTAAACGGAATTATAACATTAAATCCAATTAACATTACTTCAGGAAAAATAAAAGATGGTCAATCAATTATAGAAATTTCTGCAACCCCACAATCTAATGATGTAATAGGATTACAGGATCTTTATTTGCAACTAGATATTAGTAATAGTGTATTTGAAATGGTCACAGATGAAATATCATCTGGATTGGACCCATCAGCATCAAACTACATAGTCAGTTCAAGTTACAGTAACGGGAATTTAGTAAGATCGTAATAAAATGACAGAAAGAAAAATTCAGTTCAATAAAATTGTTGCAAACCAACTTCCTTCATATGTAAGGGAGGAATTTCCATTAGTCTCTGAGTTCTTATCTCAGTATTACATTGGGCAAGAATTTCAGGGAGCTCCTGCGGACTTAATTCAGAACATTGACAGTTATATAAAATTAGATGTTCTGGGAAATTTATATGAAACAACTGAATTGTCATCAAATATTGACGAATTTGCTACGAGTATTCCAGTAGAAAATACTGAAGGATTTCCTGATAATTGGGGTCTAATCAAAATAGGTAACGAAATTATTACCTATGAAAGTAAGACTAATGTTTCTTTTGAGGATTGTAAAAGAGGATTTAGTGGAGTAACATCATATAGAAATCCAAATAATCCAGAAGAATTAGTTTTCTCCACATCTTCAGCAGAATCGCATTCTAGCAATTCTACTGTAGAGAATCTTAGTATATTATTTTTAAAAGAGTTTTTACTTAAAGTTAAAAAACAATTTTTACCTGGATTTGAGGAAAGAGAACTTGCTAATGTAACTAAGCAAGGTATTAATTATAAATTAAAAGAAGGTTCATTCATTAAACAATCTAAAGATTTTTATTCATCAAAGGGAACTGATCAGTCATTTAAAATTCTTTTTGGTGCTTTATATGGAAAAGGTGTTGATATTATAAAACCAAAAGAGTATCTTTTTAGACCCTCTGATGCTGGTTACAGAATAACCAAAAATTTAGTTATAGAAAGTATATCGGGAAATCCATTTGATTTAGAAAATTTAACTTTAAAACAAGATGAATATGGAGATATTCCTAAAGCATATGCACCAGTAACTAAAATAGAAAAAGTCTATGCGGGTGTAAGTACAAATAATTACTACACGATTAGTTTAGATGCTGATTATGATAGGGATATAAGGGTTAGGGGGGCAATATATGGAGAATTTTCAATTCACCCCAAAACTATACTGATAGGGAGTGTTGGATTTGGTGCAACGGTATTTGATGTTGATTCAACAGTAGGTTTTCCTCAAAGTGGAAATCTTTCAGTAATTTATAATGATGGTACTACAGGATCTATAAATTATGAATCGAAATCTGTAAATCAATTTTATGGTATTAAAACTGTAGAAAAAACCATTTTGGATGGATCTACAATAGATCTCAATACTTATGCGTATGGTGAGGTAAATCCAGGAACTGCCACATCTAGTAGAATTAAAGTCAAGGTTCGTTCGGTATTAGAGAACTTAATATTGAATCAAGACAATTATTACTATACAAAGGGTGATAAGATTAAAATAGAAACTCTTGGTACAAACTCCAAAGATATTGTATCTGAGAATTTATTTTTTAATACATCAAATAACTTTGATGTATTAAGTATTGAGTTAATTGCATCAAATAAGTATAAAGTTTCTCTATATGAAAGTCACTTTTTAAAAATTGGAGATAGTATAAACATCTCAAATAATTTTGATCTTACAAATTCATATATTGTCTCCAGCATACTGAGCGAAAAATCTTTCGTATGTGAAGGACCTGTTTTTTCTGACCTTAATAGTACCTTTACAGTAAGCAGAAATCTATTAAAAGCATCATCACCTATCTACAATATAAGTGACTTTACTGCTAATGTTCAAAATGTTTATAAAAATGGAAAGAGTTCGATAATTGCATCTCCTTCTTTGCCATATTACAATCAACAACAATTAAATCCAAGAAAATTATCATACAATTTATCTGGGACTTTTGTTGGTGACACATTTACTGTAATAGTAGGTTTTGATCATGGATTATATACTGGTGATAAGATATATTACACTCCGGAAAAAATAATTTCAAGCACTCCTGGAGAGGATGGAAATTCGATTGTAACAGAGTCTATTCAAAGTTCTCTTTTTGATGAAGGAATATATTTTATAAAAAGAGTTGATGCCAATAGAATTAAATTATCTAGAAGTCAATCTGACATTTTTAATCAAATATTCTTAACAATTTCCGAAGAAAAAACTGTTAGCAATAATAAAATAGAGTTATACGAATTCAGAGATAAAGATATTTCCTCTCAAAAATTATTGAGAGAAATATCTGATCCTGTCGAAGATGGGATTATTTACAAAACTGAACCAGGATCTGTAGGCATTCTAATTAATGGAACTGAAATATTAAATTATAAATCAACAGATACTGTTTTTTATGGTGAAATTGAAAGTATAAATGTTAACGCTTCTGGAGATGGATATGATGTAATTAATCCTCCGGTATTGAATATTCAAGACTCTGTAGGAACTGGAGCAACAGGATATTGTTCAGTAATAGGAAGTTTACAAGAGATAAGAATTATTGATCCCGGTTTTGATTATTTAGAAGCTCCTATGATTAATATCACAGGAGGAAATGGATATGGCGCAGAGGCAAAGGCAAATTTAAAATCAATAACCCATCAAACTTCTTTTAGTTCTGAAGAAAAATCAGATTTATTAGAATTTGGTTCTCTATCTTCTATAGGATTTGGAACATATCATAAATTTAGGCAAGGTGAAAGAGTAATATACAAAACTTTTAATCAAAAAGGAATAGGAGGTATTGCAACGGATTCCTCTTATTATATTTCAGTAATAAACGAATATGAAGTAAGATTACACCAAAATTATAGCGATTCTATCTTGGGTATTAACACTGTAACTTTGACCAGTTATGGTACAGGTAATCACGCTCTACAATCTTATGACCAAAAATTAATAGTCGGTTCTGTAGTTGTATCCAACTCAGGATCAAACTATGAAAATAAAAAACGTACATGTTTGCCTGTAGGTGTCAATACATCATCAAATTCTATAAACATCAAAAATCATAATTATAAGTCTGGTGAAATTATTAAATATGTTTCTGAGGGAACAGCAATTAGTGGACTTACTAGTCAAGAAACATATTATGTAACTTATGTCGATCAAGATAATTTTAAATTATCTAGAGTTGGAATTACTACAAATACTCAAGATTTTTACTTCAAAACTAATCAATATATTAACTTTGAATCTACTGGTGTTGGTAGACATATCTTCAACTATCCAGAAATAAATGTAGAGATTGTTGGTAGAGTAGGAATTTCTTCAATTGGATCTGATACTTTTGCTGCTAAAATACAACCTGTTTTTAGAGGAGAAATATCTTCAATACATTTAACAGAAAATGGTGTTGGATATGGTTCCTCGGAGATTATCAATTATAGAAGAGACCCACTATTTAATCTTTATAGTGGGTCTGGAGCAGAACTAACTCCAATTATTAATAATGGATCTATTGTAGAAGTTTTAGTTAATAAGAAAGGAACTTTATATAATTCTCCACCAGATCTCATTATTAATGGAGATGGATTTGGCGCAAGATTAACTCCAATAATTGTTAATGGGCAAATAGAATCTGTTAAAATTTTAGAGGGTGGAATAGGATATGGTAGAGATAATACAAGTATTGATATTATTTCTTCTGGATCTGGTGCTAATTTTTCATCCAATATTAAAAGATGGACAATTAATCTTTTCCAAAAATATTACAACAATATCAGTGACGATGATGGATTCTTGATTGATGGTATTAATGAGAAATTCGGTTTACAATATGTTCATCTATATGCGCCAAGAAATCTCAGAAAATTAATTTATTCGAGAGATCAAGATTCAAAAGTTTTATATGGAAAAACTGATTTAAAAGTTGTAAATGGTGTAGAAGAAAATTCAACAGATCACTCACCAATAATAGGATGGGCTTATGATGGAAATCCAATTTATGGTCCTTATGGATATATTAAAAAGTCTGGTGGAATAGTATCTCAAATGAAGTCTGGATATTCATTATCCATCAAACAAAATAGACCATCTTTAAGTGCGTTTCCTGCTGGATTTTTTGCAGAAGACTATTCATATTTCAGTTCAGATGACGAAACTGTTCTTGATGAGAAAAATGGAAGATTTTGTGTAACACCAGAGTACCCAAATGGCACTTACGCTTACTTTGCAACTCTAAATTTAACTGCAGACTCTGCGGGGACCTTTACAAACTTTAAGAGACCACAGTTTCCATACTTAGTTGGAGATAACTATAAATCCAAACCAAATACATTTAACTTCCAAAAATCGTCAAATCAAGATGGAATTGATTTAAATGAGTCTGGTTGGTTTAGAAATACATATCCATACAAATTAGATTCCGAAAATAGTAACTATAATTACATTACTTTTTCAAATAAAATAAAAGAGCAAATTTCAGAAGTATCGTATTCTGTAAACGGTTCTGTGCAAAATATTGGTATTGAAACTGGTGGATCGAATTATAAAGTTGGTGATAGAATAGTATTTGATGAACTCGAAAGTGGAGGTTATGGTGCATCTGCGGAAGTTTCTAGAATTAGTGGAAAAAGTGTTAATCAGGTCTCAATATCAACAAGTAAAGTATCTGATTTTGAATTTTATCCAGACGGCAATTTAGGATTATTTGTTGGATATTCTCAAAGTCCACATAATTTTAATAATTCTGATATTGTAACAGTATCTGGTATAAACACCACATCTTCTTTTATTGAGGGCGTTTATAGAATAGGTGTTACAAGCAACACATATTCACTTAAGAGTTCTATTAATAACGTCACTTCTACGGGTATTGTTACATACTTTGCAATTAATGCAAACTTTAATAATTTAAGTATAAGAGAGAATGATATTCTAACAGTAGGTCAAGAAAAAGTTAAAGTTTTAAATGTCGATAGTCTTTCTTCTAGGATAAGAGTTCTAAGAGCAATTGATTCGACTGTTGGAACTTCCCATTCTTCCACCTCAGTTTTATATGAAAATCCAAGAAAACTATCAATAAATGTTGGATATAAAACCACTTATGAATATAGAAGAAATAAAGAAATTTATTTCTCACCATCAGAATCTTTAGCACTTGGAACCGTTTCTGGAGTTGGTATAGGAACAACTATTGGATTTTCAAATCCAGGAGCAGGTATTACACAAATCTTTATACCAACCAAAACAATATATCTAAAGGATCATGGATTTGAAACTGGTGACGCAGTTACATATTTGACAAATAGTGGAAGTCCATTTTCGGCATCTATAGACGGAATTTCTACCTCGCTTACAATATCAAATAATTATGAATTTTATATCGCAAAGATATCAAACGATCTGATTGGTTTATCAACTGTAAAAGTTGGTTTGGGTTCAACAGGAACATTTGTTGGTATTGCAAATACCACTATAAATTCATCAACTCTTTATTTTACTGGCATTGGCACAGGTGTTTATCATAGCTTTAAAACTAACTATGATTCTATAATTACGGGAAATATATCAAAAAATACTGTAACAGTTTCTGTTGCAGAAACTCATGGTCTTTTAAATGGGGATGATGTATTTGTTAATGTAAGTCCATCAATTTCTACATCAATAGTTGTAAAATATAATGATTATAATAGAAGAGTATTAATAAATCCAAAAGAATTTAGTTCAGTCGGTATTAATACTATCGCTAGTAGCATTTTTATAGAAAATCACGGATTTAAAACAGGTGATAAGGTAATTTATATTTCTACATCTCCATCATCTCCATCTTTTGGTCCAGAAAACAACAAAATTTATTACGTATATTCTATCGACCAGAATAATATTAAATTAACAAATAGTTATTATGAATCTCAACAAAGCAAACCAAATACTGTAGGAATTACTAGTGCGATTAGCGGATCAATTTGCCCAATTAACCCATTGGTTAAAGTTTATAGAGACTCTATAGTAATTTTTGATTTATCAGATACATCTTTATCACATTTACAAAACACAAATCTCTATCCATCATTTAATTTAGAGTTTTACATAGACTCCAACTTTACGCAAAAGTATGAAAGTAATGGTAAGAGTAATATTTTTGATATTACTAAAGAAGGAATTGTTGGTATTACCACAGATGCTAAGACAGTACTAAAGGTTAATGAATATACACCAGAAGTTCTATACTATAAGTTAGTTCCAATAAACACAAACTCAATTCCAGAATCTAAATTGGGGATTGTCATCGATGATGAGGTTTTGGGATATAATAAAGTGGATGTTGGTTTAAGTGCATATAGTGGGGCATATAAAGTAACAGTCTCAACTGCATCAACATTTACATACCAAATTTCAAATTATCCAGAGTCAAACTCATATACATCAAATCAATCTTTATTATCATATGATACCAGTTCCAAGAGTGCATTTGGTGCAATATCAGAAATAAACCTAATATCTGAGGGTAAAAATTATTCTTCACTACCCATAGTTTCAAATATAGTATCAGAATATGGTAAAAATGCAGTTTTAAACCCAGGAACAAATACTATTGGAAAAATTAAAACTACTATTATAAATGATATTGGATTTGATTATCCATCAGATTTTACTTTAAGGCCAACTGCCAAATTACCACAGATATTAAAAATTAATCCATTCACGTCATTTGATTATATTGGAATATCTTCTTTTGGATATGGATATTCCACTCCTCCTAAGTTAATTGTTATTGATGGATTAACCAAAAAACTGGTTTCAGATGTAGATTTGAAGTTTGACTTTGTAAGTGGTAAAGTAGAGATTCTTAAAAATACTTTTGGAATTTCAAGAACTACCCCATCAATATTGCCTATTCATAATTCAAATGGAGTTGGAATTTCCAGCATTTCTTATAATTCTTCGACAAATGATGTAACTGTCATTCTTTCAGTTGGTTTTAGTACGGGAAATACTTTTCCATTTACTGTAAATGATAAGGTATTAATAGAAAATATTAGTGTAGGAATTGCTTCAACTGCAAAGGGATATAATTCATCAGATTATAATTATAATCTGTTTACTATTAAGGCAGTATCGCCAAATTATGGTGGTATTGGTATAGTAACATATAGTTTAGATGGTATTTTAAAACAAGATGAATATCCAGGAGTTTTTGATACAGTAAATTCTTCAGGGAGAATTATTCCTGAAAAATATTTCCCACAATTTAATCCTGTTTTAAAAAATAATGATTTTAAAAAGGGTGAAGTTGTAACCGACGGAAATTCTTTTGGTATAGTCGGGAGTTGGGACAATAAAAATTTATTGTTAAAGGTAGAAAGTACAAAAGAATTTGTTGTTGGTAATTCTATTGAAGGTGTTTCTTCCAATACAAAAGGAATTATATCAAAAAATACCAGTTTTGATTGTAATTATAAACTCAATTATTTTTCAGTTGTAAAAAATGGATGGGATTTTAATTATGGATTTTTAAATGACCAAATTCAGAGAATGCCCGATAATAACTATTATCAGAATTTCTCTTATTCCATTAAATCACAAATTCCATATGAAACTTGGAATGATGCAGTCAGTACTTTAAATCATACGGCAGGATTTAAAAAGTTTGGAGATTATCAGTTAGAATCCGCTCTTTTATATAATGAAAATTTTGTAGAAAAAAATAGCAATATCAATAGTCTAGAGGTAAAAACAAGAAATTCTAATGTAGATGTTGTTACAGATATTATTGGAGTTGTTGATTTAAATTGTGTTTATGATTTTGATTTAGTAAGAGAAAATTCACTTAGAATTGGGTCTAGTATATATTCGGATGAAATAATTTTTAATAGTAGAATTTTAACCGATTACTCTGAATCCGTAGGAAATCGTGTCTTAGTATTTGATGATATAAGTAATCAATTTAATAGTTTTCCAAGACCAACCAAATATTCAGAAGCACATAGATTTAATCTATCAGATGCAAGATCTCAAAAATATATTACTTACGTTAATGATAGGAGATATACTAATGAAAGACAGTTATTGATTGTCACATTATTGTATGATAATGAGGGAAGATCATATATTAGTCAATATGGTAGAGCAGAATCTGTAGCAGATCTTGGTAGTTTTGATTTCATAATCGATGGTTCTGAAGGTGTTCTTCAATTTTATCCAAACAAATATGAGATAAATGACTATGATGTAACTTCTTTAGCATATGATCTGAAATCAACGTTCAATGGTATTGGAAGCACTTCTATAGGCGAATTTGTAAGCATTGCATCTTCGAGTGTGATTGTTCCTATTGGCACCTCAACTCAAATAGTTGGAATTGCCACAACTTTATGCTCATCTGCAAAGATTTTAGTTCAAATATCAGATAATAATGGAAAATATCAATTTGATGAATTGAATATAGTTCATGATGGAAATGAAATTCAGATGCTTAATTATGGAACACTTAGTAATGAATCTCAAAATTCTTTTGGAAATTTGGGTTTAGGTTCTTACTATCCATATTTTTCTGGATCTCATTTAAAACTAAATTTTGTACCAAATTCTGGGATAGGCGCAACAGTCAATACTTTTGGAGTATTTTTCACATACCCAGGATCCACGGGTATTGGAACTTTTGATATGAAACATGCTAGAATTGAATCTCGTTCTGTTTCTATTGCATCTTCTACATCGCCGGTTTCGGTTGTTATTGGAGAAATTCCAGAACCGTATCAATCCGCATATTTTATATTACAAGTATCAGATTTAACAAATAATAGATATCAAATTTCAGAAGTTGTTGAAGTTGATGATGACACTAATGCATATGCTGTAGAATTTGCAAACTTAGAAACGTTTAATTCTCTTGGATCTGTTGGAATAGCTACATCCTCAAATTCTTTAGCACAACTTACATTTACTCCAATATCAGGTATTGATGTTGAAGTAAAAACATATATGAATGCACTTAGATATGAAGATGATGATAAAACCCTTGATTATTTTGATATGGGCGCTACAGCATTAGAAACTAATTTTGGAACATATGATGGAACTGATAGGGATATAAAAAGAGCATTTAATCTAACTCACAAATCTAATCCAGTATTCCAAAGATATTTCTTAGGTTCAAGTTCTAATATTGTTAATGTTTCCGAGAACACTATCACAATACCTAATCATTTCTTTGTTACTGGTGAAGAAATTAAATATACTCACGGTGGAAGTGGGACTGAAGATGCTATAGGTATTGCTTCAACTTCATTTGTTGGTATAGGGACAACAGACAAACTACCAAACACTTTATACGCAGTTAAACTAAACGATAGTACTATTCAACTTTCAGCAACAGCAGAGGATGCTCTAAAAACAGTTCCAAAAATTGTTGATATTGTAAATGTCGGAATTGGAACATCACATACTTTTACAGCAACTAATCAAAATCAGAGAGTGATAATTGCAGTTGATAATGTAATACAATCGCCAATAGTAGAAACTCAAATTAAAACAACACTCTCTCAAAGAGTATTCACTACAGATAATATAATTTTCTTTACTGGAATAACTTCATTCTATGGAGGAGATCTTATTAAAATTGGTAATGAGATTATGAGAATAGATGGTGTTGGAATTGGTTCTACTAATGCATTTAGAGTTAGAAGACCTTGGTTAGGAACCACAGTTGCAGGATACTCAACTGGTTCAGTAGTTACTAAAGTTTTTGGAAGTTATAATATCGTAGATAATACTCTCAATTTTGCAGAAGCACCCTATGGAAATATTCCACTTTCATCAACTACAAATCCACCAGATAGTAGAGATTGGATAGGTATCAGCACAGGATCTAAATTCCAAGGTAGATCCTTCATGAGATCTGGTGAAATTAATGGAATAGACTCAACATACTCTAAGAATTATGTTTATGATGATATGTCAAGTTCTTTTAATGGATTGAAAAAGACATTTACTTTAAAATCTAATGGATCTAATATTACAGATATTTACCAAGAAAATGCTATTATCTTAATAAATGATATATTTCAAGGACCAGGATTGACATATGATTATAATTTGTCTGAAAATGCTGGTATAACATCAATAACATTTACTGGAACGGCATCTTCAGTTTCTTACGATCCAAATACCGCAAATATTCCTGTTGGAGGAATTATAGTTTCTGTAGGATCGACTGAAGGATTTGGTTATCAACCTTTAGTATCCGCAGGAGCAACTGCAGTTGTCTCTTTGGCAGGAACAGTAACTAGTATCAGTATTGGAAATAGTGGTTCTGGATATAGAGCTAAGTCTAGTTATCAGGTACAATCAAATACAACTCACGAAATAAGTCAAGGTTCTACCACATTAACAATTAATAATGAAAATAGTTTGTTTAAAATATTGCAATTAACGAACACTGGTTCAAATTGTTCTGTGAGTATTGGAACATACATTTCCTCGGCAACAATATCATCTGTTGGATCAACAACTGTTACGATTGGAGCAGCAAATACTTCTCAATATCAAATTCCACAAAATACTGAGGTAATTGTATCGGTTTCAAATCCACCTGTGGGATTTGCAAATGTTGGTTTGGGATTTAGTTCTGTGGGAATATCAACAGTATTTAATGTTGGTATAGTTACCATTTCTGATGGTCATGTCGTCTCTCCAGTGTATATTACAAACACTTCACAATTTAATGAGGATTCTCCATATGTTGTTATTGAAGATCCACTTTCATATTCAAATATTCCTTTAGTATATAAGGGTTCTTCTGGATTAGGGACAGAGGCGAAAATTGACATAGTTGTTGGTCAAGGATCAAGCGTAATTGATTTTGAAATTACTAATACTGGGTATGGTTATGGTCAAGGAGAAATTCTAACTATTCAAATTGGAGGACTTACTGGAATTCCAACAACATCTAGTCCAAACTTTAAAGATTTTGAAATATCAATTCAAAGTATTTTTAATGATAAGTTTACTGGATGGTCTGTTGGTCAATTAGAAGTTCTCGATAATTATAATGATCTTTTTGATGGATCTAGGGTCACTTTCCCAATTTCATTAAATGGGAATGTTTTCTCAATTAAATCTTCAGCTGGTTCGAATGTAGATGTACAGTCAACTTTACTAGTCTTTATAAATGATATTTTACAAGTTCCAGGAGAAGGATATATTTTTGATGGCGGTAGTATAATAACATTTACTGAGGCACCAAAATCTGGAGATACTTCAAAAATAATATTCTATAAAGGAAGTTCTGGTATTGATGTTGTTGAAAAAAATATATTAGAGACAATTAAAGTCGGTGATGATTTAACAATTGGATATGATTCTTCTCTAGGGCAATCAGCAACACTTCAAGAAAATGAAAGAATTGTAATGAGTGTTGATGCAACTGATGTCGTATCGACAAATTCATACTTTGGTCCAGGTAATACTGAAGATCCTAACTTACTACGACCTGTTGTTTGGTGTAAACAAACTGAAGATAAAATTATAAACTCCAAAGAAGTTGGAAAAGATAGACAACTTTATGAATCTCTTATCTTCCCATCCTCATATATTATTCAACCAGTTGGGGTTGGTTCAACAATAATATATGTTGATAATATAAGACCATTTTTTGATCCAAATAATGAAAGTTCTATATCATTAGATTTTCAGAATAAAGTAACTCTCATATCACAAGATATAATAGTTGGTGCCACTGCAACTTGTATTGTCTCTTCTGCTGGAACAATATCTTCAATTATTATTAATGAAGGTGGAGTTGGTTATTCTACAAATCCCATAGTAACAATTGGAACCCCTGTTGGAGTTGGTACTTCTGGAATTGCCACAGCAATTTCAGCAATAACTTCAGGTATAGTAACAAATATATCCATTACAAATCCAGGACTTGGATATTCACAAACAAATCCACCAACTCTACTTATAGAGTCTCCAACAGTCATAAAAGAAACTATTGACATACTGGAGTATCAAGGAGATTCTGGGATTATTGTTGGTCTTGGAACTACTACTATAACATCTAGCGATGCTATTACAATTGATTTGTTTATTCCTCCACAGTCTTTCCTCAGAAGTTCTTCAGTTACAGGAACTGCAGTTACAGTAAGTTCTTTATCAGTTGGAGACTACTTTATTGTATATAACTCTAATGTTGGTTTTGCATCAACTTCAATAAATTCTCTTGATGTGAACAATACCATAATTGGTGTTGGAACTATGTTTATGGATAACATTTATCAAGTTGCAAATTCTCAAATAATAACAAAATCTTTATCTGGAATAGGCGTAACCTATGTAAATAGGATTTCAATAAAAGTTAGCAACATCAATTCATTTATAGACT